CGTTTAGCGCGTACAACTCGGTTATGTCACTGTTAGTGCCTGACTTTGCGGCAACTAAGTTTGTTCTTGCATCGGTAGCGTTTGTTGCCCCAGTTCCGCCGTTGGCAACTGCTAAAGTTCCAGCAAGCGTTACAGCACCACTAGTTGCGCCTGAAGGTGTCAGACCAGTAGTTCCTGCGCTAAATGTAGTTACACCACCAGCAGGTGCCGCAGCCCATGATGCTGTTGTGCCGTTAGATGTCAACAGATAGCCGTTTGCACCAATTGCCAATCGGCTTGCCGTGTTGACACCAGTTCCAAGAATCAAGTCGCCAGTCGTTGTAATGGGTGATAAAGCGTTGAAAGCAGCAGAAGCTGTTGTCTGGCCTGTGCCGCCATTTAAAATTGCCACAGTGCCAGTAACATTTGCAGCATTGCCTGTTGTGTTTTGGTTGAGCGTTGGTACATCGGCAACTTGTATGGTGTTCATCACCACATTTGTTCCGTTGCCTCGCAAGTACGATCCACTTGTAACCGCACCGGCAAAAGCGTTTATTGCAGCCTGAGCCGTTGTTTGGCCTGAGCCGCCGTTTGTAAGCGCCAAAGTCCCTGCTAAGGTAATTGCGCCAGCAGTTGCAGTGTTAGGCGTAAACCCAGTGGTGCCTGCATTGAATGTTGTTACACCACCGGCAGCACCGCTTGAAGCCAAAGTAATTCGACCCTGCTGGTCAACCGTTAAATTCGCATTTGTGTAAGCGCCTGGCGTTACCGCCGTATCAGCAAGAGAGATTGTGCCGGTAGAAGTAATTGGGCCGCCTGTAAGCCCTGTGCCTGTTGCAACCGAAGTGACGCTAGTAAAACCTGCGGTTGTGGCGCTTGTGATCACGCCTTTAGCGTTGACAGTCAATACAGGAATTGCACTAGACGAGCCATAAGTATTAGCAGTCACACCAGAAGCTGGTAAGTCTGCATTGACCAAAGCACGGAAAGATGTAGGAGCCGCTGGGCCTGCAGTTGGGCCTGCATAGACCACATTTGCAGCTTGGTCTACGACTAGCAACGCAGAACCCCATGTAGGAGCTCCAGTACCACCGGAGACCAACACCTGACCTGAAAGGCCAACAGGCCCAACATACAAACCATCAGCGCCGGACCAAATAATTGCACCTGCTGCAGCTACAATGCTTTTGGCCGTGCCGCCGTTGTTCAGGCCAAGAAGATTGTCTACTTGGTCATCATCAGAGAGATCAACCGCAGGGTGTTTGTGGTCACTACGAGCTAAAGTGTTTGCAGCGCCTGCAGAGCCTGATTGGAAACCAAATTCAGGCGCACTTGCGCTGTAGCTAGCTGCAAGAGTGACGTTACCACTTAAAGCTCCGCCGCCTGTCAAGCCATTGCCTGCAATAACTTGAGTTGCGGTTGGAACGTAGCCTGAAATGGTGGCAGGAATTGTGGTTGCAGCAGTCACTCGACCATTTGTGTCAACGGTAAAAACCGGAATGTCTGTAGCATTGCCATAAACTCCAGCAGTCACACCGGTCGTATTGAGTTGAGTAGAACCTACACCTGCGTTAGCAATGCTTAAGGTCACATTGCCGGTCAACTGACCTCCACCTGACATGCCTGTGCCTGCAATCACTTGCGTGGTTACAGGCACTCCGGCCACGCTGAGCAAGTCACCTACACGAATTTGATAGTTATTGCCTTGGTAGACAATCATCATCATAGAGTTTGCATCAGCCACAGGCGCTACTGGCAGCTGTGTAACCCTGGTTGGTATTAAATTGCTAGGTACTGACATTTAAAACTCCAAGTATTCATCACCGTCTTCAGTAATGAAGAATTGATCACCGGCTTCTTGAATTACACCAGCAGGATGAGTATTGATCGGTGTGTCAGGGCGGTTGAACGGAAGGACAATCTGGTCAGGCCGTCGTGGTGCAAGACGGTACGGGTCATACTCGTCACGATCTTCTTCACAAACCATTAAGCCTGGGTAATTTGGGTCAGGTGACAGTTCAGCAAGTAACATCTTGCGCGAGCACCGACCGCATATGGCAATGCCATACGTGGCTTGTCCGCTAGGGTCTAGGAATACACTCATTTAGTGTAAACCCCAATGCCTGGGTTGATCTGGATAGGTGAGCCGTCATTATCGCCATCCCATGCACGCTGCAAGCTCATAGCTGCTTTTTGCTCAAGCACAGCCATAATTTGTGGATCAACTTGAGGCGTCTCAGCAGCAACTTCAGCAGACAAGCCATCAATGATGGCATTGAGCCAACGTTGTGGCACTTCCACGTCTTGCTGCAGGTTTGCTGTGTCCATAATCTGGCGATGCCGCCAAAGAACTAACTGAGCTTGTTCAGCTGCCGAATATGGAGCTGGCCACAAGTTTACAACAGGTTGTGGCAAGTCACGCTGGAAATAGTAACTGCTAGGTCTGCCAGGAAACACCTTGTTGCTTTGATTAACATAGCTATCGCGATTTAACTGGCCTAACGGAATCTCTTGAGGCATGTTGCCAAGGCTCACTACGGCATAGTTAAAAGTTGTTGTAGATGTAATCCTAAAATACTGAAAAGCCAACGCTCCAGAAATGTCAACCCAAACAATCTCTCCTGAGCTTGCTGTATCTGTAAAAGTTCCAACAGTTACCCACGTAGTGCCGTTTGTGCTGACTTGAAAAGTCAACGGAGTTGATGCACCTGACCACTCTACTCCTACAATATCCACTGTGGTTTGAGTAGTAAAGTTGACAGTGTAAGACGTTGAAGTGGTTGTAGTTGTACCTGTCACTAACTGAATAGTGCGATAGTTTAAGTTAAGAACTTCGACTGTGCCATTAGGCAGCGTGACAATAGGCTGATTCTCATACATCGGCAAGACCATCTTCTCAATACACCAACTTGGTGTTTTGATGCTGGCTAGCTCTGACAAAAACAAATAAAGAGATTCTAGGGCATACGTCTGCATCTCAGCAGATATGGCTTGAGCAGGCAGACGACAACGCCTAAAGGCGTGGTCTACCACCTTTAAAGCATTAAATGTCGTTGTGCTTACTGTGCCTGAATATGCCATACTAACCCCATTTTAGTAGTCAGATGGCAGCTGTCCTAGCACGCCCTATATTGACAAAATTATAATGCAAGACCTGATGGATTAGCAATTCTTGTTTGACTTAGCCATGCCGCCTTTTTTCATGGCAGAGTTCTTCATCATTTTGCCATCAGGCATCATGTGCATGCTGCCGCCGTCCATCATGGCTTTGCCGCCTTTGTTCATCATCATTTTTTCGCCCGGCAAGTTAGGCGCTGTTTTCATTTTTGTTTCTCCAGGATTCTTATTGCCCATAACGCCTAAAGTACCACGGTTTTTAATCATGCCTTGAGGCATAACTTTACCGCCTTTAGCGTAACCCTTGGCCATACCGCCTGATTTAAAATCAAAATCTTTAACTTTTCCGACTGTCATGATATTTTTCCTTTAAGTTTACTTTGAAGGCAACGCACTAGCTAGATAAGTGAGAAAAGATCCAACAGCGCCTCCGGCACCGCCAACCAACATTAGCATCTTCCAACCACCTTTGGCTTCAGACAAAGTTTTGTCAATGGCAGACAAAGTTGCTTGCATGGCCTTCATGCTCTCTAGCATTTTGTCCATATCATCCTGCAAATGCCGAATGTCAGAAGCATGAGTAGCTAGTTCACGAGCTGTTTGAATAGAGTCTTCAGTCACTGTGAATTCCTGTCTTAGGCAGATGCGTAAGTTTTTGTGCATTCAAGCACAATGCTGTACATGTCGCCGGCAGTGAAATCCGTTGTAGTAAACAACACATCACCTGTTTTACCTGCACCGGCATTATTAGGAATACCGCCAAAAGACGAAAAATCCATCAGGTAGTTTGAGTTTTGCGGAAGCTGCCATGCAAACTGGTCTGTAGTAGCATCAAAAAGAATGCGAACTTGCATACCGTGAGTAGAACCATAAATCTTGTTGATTTTGACACCGTTGCAAGCCAAACTAAAAGAATTTGGAGCAAGTGTAGAAACGTCAATTTTCAAAGCACCGGTTTCACCTGTGCCGTCTGAAATGTTTGTAAACTTTGCGATGAACAAGCGCTCACCGTCAAGGATCGTTTGCGAGGTTACTGCATCTGCCATATGTATCTCCTAAAATCTGGGGACAAGCCCCAGAGGTTGATTAGGCTGTACGTGTAAAAACGTAAGCCGTTGCGCTAGAGAACATGATGGTGAAACGAGCCAAACCCGTTGCGCCAGCAGCAATGGTCAAATCGCCAAAACTGCCTGGGGTGTCTGCCGCGCCGGTAGACAAAATGCCGTTGGTGGCAACAGCAACAGTCACAACAGATGCGCCTGCGGTGTTGTCAACATACAAGTCAAAAATTGTACCTTTAGCTGCGCTTAGCGCTGCGCCCAACAAAGTGCCTGTTGGCAAAGTGATGGTGACTGTTCCAACAGAAGTTGAAGTGATGTAGCCTGTGGCAACTTCTGCTGCGGTGGCTGTAGCTGTGGCGTTAATTGCAGCCGTTGTGGCATGCGTTACGCGGCCAGTTCCTGCAACATTGCCTGTTACGTTGCCGGTCAAAGCACCAATAAAGCCATTTGTGGACGTTACTGGGCCGGAAAAGGTAGTAGAAGCCATTTTAAATTCCTCTCATGCGAGTTGGTGGGTATCTGTCTGCATGACGTCAGCTGGGAGCTGTCAGATACGCCGGAAAATCCCAGAAAAAAACCCTGCCAGATTGTGTCCAGCAGGGTATTCTACTTAAACGCCAGCTGTACCGTACAAGCCACGTGGGTCAGTCCAACCCACTGTGTATCGCTCAGTAGCTTTATAGCGCATAGAGTCAGTCTCGAAGTCACCTTCCATAGACTTCTCTAAGCCACGACGCATCATGAGCTTCAAGCCTTCTGGTGCATCAGTCTGAATCCACCATGCGGTAGAAGAGGTGATACGTGACAAGTTAGCTTGGCCATCAGCCAGCAAGCCCATAGACTTAACTGGGTTGATGTCGTTGTCGGCTGTGCCTGTACGCAAAACGCTTTTCAGCAAAACTTCAGCTTGGAACACGTTAGAAGGGCCTGCAACAATCTTCTCAGGGGTCAAACGAATACGCTTGCCGTTGTTGTCAACAGCGTTGCGGATTTGGATGAGCAACTGCTCAAGTGAAGTTTGTGACAAGTTAGCAGCCGTGCTTAGCTGGTTGCTGAATGTGCCGCTAACAATAGGGTGTGCAGTGTTGATCAGCGATACGCCGTCACCACCAACATACGCACTGTTAAATGCACGGTTCAAAACGTTAGCCGACAGAGTTTCTTTAGTCTCAATCAAAGACTGTGCCAAATGTTTGGCATAGGTTTGACCGATACGAATGTGGTCTCCGTCTTCTACCAAGACTTTGGTCAAGCTGAATGCCAGACCGTAGACTTTGTAGAGGTAACGTTGCAGGAACAACACACCACCAGATTGGTAAGTAA